GGTCGTCTAATTCTGATTTTTTGGTAATAACTTGAATACCATCCTGCCCTATCCAATGAACCAGCTTATCTTCTTTTTCTTCTTTATAATAATAGAGCGCAATACGAACCTGATTTTCAGTAACCCATCCGTCACCCTTATTACCTAAAGTAGAACTACCTAAAACATCGGAAAATTTAGGATATTTTTTCTTATATAAATCTTTGTCCATATCCTCAAATATTAGACCCCAACGCGCGTCAGAACCATCAACTTCATTAATATCAGGGTCTAAATAAACACTACGCGGGTCTTTAATATGACGAATATAAATTTCCTGATCGAATGTTTTATCGCTAATGTAATCAGTATCTATACGCCAATAACCCCAACCAGCTTGAACTTGGAATGAGGTTGCACTATCATAAACATTTTCGGCACTAGAAATATATTCAATATGATAAATTAATTCTTGATAAATCTGCGAGCCTTCAAATGAAGCTTCGTCACCAACCGGCCTAATTCTAACTCCTGGTTTATTTTGCTTAGCATCATTGATAACCATAAGGTTATGCTGCTGGACTTTATTAATAGTCAAGCAAGGCTTATCATCTAATTCTCTAGCTAAAATTAAATCATTATCCCACTGAAATTTATTGTGGGTATCACCATTAGCAAATTTATAATCATACTCGAAATTTAAACGTGCCTGAGCTTCCCAAGCCATGCCATTTTTAAAATCTTCTTTGGCTTGATTGATTAAATCTAACTCATCCTCAGTTTGTGGAGGGGCTGGCTTAGCTATTTTAGTATCCCATGTTGAGGACCAATTCATGCCATCCATCCACTTCCACTTTTAAAATTATGTAATGTTCTTACGTTACTACCAACTGTTTTAGGAGGAACTTCTTTTTCAGGTTTTAAACTTAACGCTAAAGTAGTTACAGCATCAGCGCCGTGTGACCAAGGCGTATCATGATCCGGCTCTTTAGAAAACACACCGTTATGTTCATTTACCTTATAAGCATAATTGCAGAGACATGCCCACAAGTCACTAGTTTTTTCTTCATCTAGGTTACAAACATCTAAAATTGTGCGGACAGCGTTGATAGCCACCATCTTTTTAGATGGACGTTGAATAATTCTAACTGAGCAATTTGGGAAAGCATCTTGCATTTGTTTTTTAGGAGTGACGTTCGATAATGTATCGTGGTCGCCATCGTGAGGTAACAAATGCTTTGCAAAGTTATATCCAGTATCCTGAAGATACTTAATATAATGAGGCATCTTTTCTAAACGGTTTTCGTAGTAGTCTATGATATTAAATTCAACGCCAGCATGTTGAACAAATAAAATAGCGGTCTTGTCACTATGTCCTAAATCCCAACAGGTAAAAACTGGTTTGTTTGGATTATAAGGAACACGTCCACGCCGACCCTCTTGAACAATCTTTTTAATTTCTTTGGTATAAACTGCGCCAGCTAAAACAAGTTTGGTATGACCTTCCCATACATGAAGGTATTCATCATCTTCATCATCTTTTGATGCTTGTTTAGCAACAGCCATTTGCTGTCGTAAATCTTCTGGTAAAAATGGATTATCATAATAATTTAATTTAAGAATAATAGCGTATCGTTCCATTTCTCCTGTTTGTTGATTCATAACAAATTCAGGAAAATACTTATCGGGTTGCTTAACAGCGCGCTTGTAAATTTCATCGCTGTCTAATTCAGGATTAAAACTAATCCAAATTTCTGGACCTTTCCCAAATGGTCCGCCGCTTTCACCTTCTTTATAAACACCACGAATTGTAGGAAAAAGTTTATCTAACGTCACCTTAGAACAAACGCGAGCTTCTTCCACCCAAGCAATATCAATACGCGCCATTGATTTAATAGCGTCGATCTTATAACGTAATCCAGCAAATATAAATTCAGAGCCATTACGTTTGGATATGATTGTAGTTTTTTGTATATCCCATTCATACGTCCAAGAACCATTAGGCCAAATATCGTAAATAGCATTTACGATAGTAGCATATACACTTTCATCAATGGAATTTTGAAATTCGCGAAAGCAAGCTATGCGCAATCGCTTTTGAGTAGCTAAAGCTATTAAAACTCTAGCTATACTTTCAGTTTTAGAACCACCACGACCACCATATAATATTTTAAAACGAGCGGGGGTACTAAGCAGAAAGCTTAGTTTAGAAGGAATGGCTAACTCAATTCCTTCATCAAATTGCTGCTGATTATTAATAGCATTCATTTAATTTAATATTGAATAGCAAAAAATCTTTGAGTAGCTGTACCAGTAATAGAAATTTGATCGTTAACAACAATTCCACTATTAGCGCATCTAAAAGTACCGTTAGCAGCTAAAATTAAACTATTTGGAGTAGTCGCACTAGCAATAGCTCCAAAATAAATATACATACTAGCCGCACCATTATTCTGGACAATACAATCATTTCTATTTGTATTAGCAAGCCAAATAGATTGAAATGTATTTGTTACAGTAACAGCAGCACTAGCATTGGCATTACTAAATTTAGAAGTTTGAGTGACCACAGGAGTTTGAGCATAGGCGGGAAATGAAGCGCCTATTAGAAGAAGTGCTAGTAATAAACGCTTCATTGTTTTAATCCCTTATGCTGAAAGAACACGACCCCAAATACCAACACCGGCTACAACAGCATAGCAAGTATAAACAGCACTTATGGCATTGTTCTGTGTAACACCAGTAGCAGTATCAATACCGTTAATGGTATCATTTCCACTACCGAAAACTTGAATGCTGCTGGCACCGCCATTAAAAATAGTAACTTCCAAGCCGGGATAGCCGGGAGGCAAAATTACGCTATCAGCAGCGCCCGCAGACGTGCCTACATAAGCCTTAACGCCCGTAATCTGTGTGGCGTTGGCCTTGGTGCCGTCAGCCTGAGCAGTAATAGGACCAACAGCAGAACCAACTAATTTAGCAAGCCTATCAATATCGCCACCATTCATTAAACCTATGGTTTTAGGAAAAGAAGGTACTGGACCTGAAGGAATGGACATTATTATAACCCTTTCATCGTTTCGTTAATTCGTTTTAAAACATTTGAATTTGGAGCTATCAGCTTTAATCTTTTATAATAAGCTTTAGCTTCATTTTTATTTCCATAATGGTATTCTAATTGAATGTAAATTCCTAAGAATTGAACTGAATAAGGATCATAATGTATTGCACTTTTATAAATGTTAAGCGAGTTGTTATCTATAAGTTTTTCCCTAAAATAAAACTGAGCAGGCCCAATTAAAATCTCTCGCTCAAAAGGAAAGAAGAAGCGAGCAACTTCAAGCTTTAACAGACTTCTTTCTTTCAATCCCTGTAAATAAATTTGATCGCCAATTATTCCAAATAGACCAGTTATAGGAAGTATCAGCAGTAAGATAACCCGCAACCAAAAATGCAATAAACGCTGGTGTAGGAATGTGTAACGGATATGTAAACAATGAAATAATACAGACTGTAAATAAGATGGCGGTTTCTGGTTTATTTGATCTAAAAGCATTAAATAAAACCATTAAAAATAAAAATGAAGCTACCCCAAATTCAAATATTAAATTTAATAAATCATTGTGGGCATAACGCGGTCTAGCTATTTCGGTATTAACGTGAGTAGCGTAATATGGGAATAAAGCTTCATAGGAACCAACACCATTTCCAAAAAATTTAAATCCTTGTATTGTATCTTTCCATATGTCTATGCGTTCTTGAAAGCTCACTAAACTAAATCGTCCCCAATAAAAATACGATCCCATTAGTCCAACTAAAATAATTAATCCAAAAGCTAAATATTTATTGTATTTCCAAGCCGTTATCAGTAATCCCATTCCCAATGCAACAAATGCCGCGCGAGATTGGACTAAAATTAAACCCGGTAAAGTAACTGGTATCCACCACCAAAGTTTAAAAACAATTAGAGAAACTAATATTAAAGCTGACACTTCACTTAATATATTAGGATTTATAAATAATCCTGCTGGTAAGTAACCAATGCTATAAATTCCTAAATTATATCCAAGTTTTTGAGCTATAGTAACAACAGCCGAAATTCCTAATCCTAAAGCTAAACCTTTAAATATAATCTGTAATTGTTTTTCTGTTAAATTTTGTCCTATAATAAAGACACAACCAAGAACAACAAGTTGTAAAAAATGAAACCAAGCTATATTTAAAATTTCAGTCCAAGATAGAGATAACGCAGCGTAAATTATAAAAATGAAGCCTAGACCAAGTTTAATCTCACAAAATAATAACAAGAAAGGAACAACCAAGAATAAAAAAAGCCATCCTGTAGAAATAGAAGCCCCAAATATTCCGGGTATGTAAGCTGTAATAACCCCAAATCCTAATAAAAATAAAGGGTACTGCTTAGCTAAAGGATTGTAAGCAGTACCCATAATTTAAATCCTACTTACTGTAAGCGTTTCCAAACGCATACTAAGCTAGTTTTATCACAAACAAAATTGTAATTAGACGGGCTAGTAGTAGAAGCAGTTAAAGCAGTAGGAGAGCTATTGGTATCAATACTATCTCCAGCAGCAGCACTTACACTAAGTGTAGTGATAGTACGATTAGATGCAATACGGTACTGTTGACCATGAATAGCACTGGAAGGCAGAGTTATGTTAGCCGAAGTAATGGTAGCAGCTGAAGTATAAACTACACCACCACTAAGATTAGACGCACTAATACCAGAAGGAGGGGTAGTTACTGTAACAAAAGTAAGTGGATTAGCACCTAATGCAGCAGGAGTAACAAGAACCTGTTGCGGATTACGACCCTGAGAGAGATTAGTGTTAGCAGGAATGCTTTCATTACCAGTTAAAGCAACAGGACCAGCAGGGACAGTAAGAGTGCAAACATTGTTGGTAGTGCTACCACAATAAGAAGCGCCTCCAACAATAGGAAGATTAGGACCGAAGAAACCCTGTTGAGCTACAGCAAAACTCCCAACAGCAATAACAGCAAAAGCAGCAAGCGCAATTTTAAGCTTAGTCATCTGTAATCTCCTGAAATAAATCGGCCGATTTATCCAACTAGTTTAAGTTTTAAGGGTGAATTATGATTTTGAATTTCAGCTTCATTATTATCTATTGTAGTAGTAAGTTTTTCTTTTGTAGCAGGTTCGACTAATTTAATAGTCATGCTGTTAT